ATTTTAGAAATTTTGATCCAACTAAGTCAAAGAATCCATTTGCATATTTTACCCAAATCATTTACTATGCCTTTCTCCGTAGAATTATGAAAGAGAAGAAACAGCTGTATGTTAAGTACAAGGCAACAGAACAGTTTGGTTTACTTGGTGAGAATGAAATGTTTGAAGACTCAGACGGTAACATGAAACAATTTCAATTATACGATAACATTTCAGAGTTCATTCATACCTTTGAAGAAGCGAAGAAAAAGAAAAAAGAAGGCAAGACCAAAGGAGTTGAAAAGTTCTTGGAAGAATTGCCGTAAAATGCTTGACAACCCTATCAATATAAGTTATACTAAGAGACTATGAAAATTGCTTTGGTTAATGATACTCACTTTGGTGCAAGAGGTGATAGTGCAACATTTAATGATTTCTTTTTTAAATTTTGGGAAGGCACATTCTTTCCTTATCTAAAAGAACACGACATTAAAACACTCGTTCATTTGGGTGATGTTGTTGACCGTAGAAAGTTTATCAATCATAATATTGCATCTGATTTTCAAAATCGATTTATGAAACGACTGTGGTCAGAAGGTATTGATACCCATATTATGATTGGCAATCACGACACCTATTATAAGAACACAAACAAAGTAAATGCAATTCATAATCTTTGTTCAACTTATGACGGTGTACATGAGCCGTTCATCTACACCGATCCAAAGATAGTTACATTTGATGGTGTTGATATTCTATTGATGCCTTGGATATGTGAAGATAATTATGAACAGTCGATGGAGTTTTTAAAGACTGCACCCGTTGAAGTTGTATTTGGGCATTTTGAGATTGCAGGATTTGAAATGGACAGAGGTAATATCTGCCATGAAGGTCTTGATAAAAAGATATTTGATAGATTTGATGTAGTCTTATCTGGACACTTTCATCACAAGTCAACTAGTGGCAACATCACATATCTCGGTAATCAATACGAAATGACTTGGGCTGATTATAATGATCCAAGAGGTTTTCATATCTTTGATACTGAGACAAGACAAATTGAATTCATACAAAATCCTAATAAGATGTTTCACAAAATTACCTATGATGACGGCAGTAATGATTTTGAAGCATGGAAAAAATACAATTACAATTCATTGAAAGATGCATTTGTAAAAGTGATTGTAGTTAATAAACAGAATCCGTTTTTGTTCGATAGTGTGTTGGATAACATTTACAAAGCTGGTGTTGCAGATTTATCAATTGTAGAGGATTTTACTGACGCTCTAATTGATTTGGATCAAGAAATTGTTGACCAAGCAGAAGATACGATGACGATTCTATCTAAGTATATTGACAATCTAACATTGAATGTTGAGAATGAAAAACTTAAAACACTAATGCGTGAACTGTATGTTGAAGCATTAAATACGGAAAGAACAGAATGAACTATAAAACAATTTACAATTACCCAAAAGAAAGACAGAGAATCTTTTATCCATGGTGCTATTGGGATGGTGCATTTACTAATGAAGAGTTGGAAAAAGCGTGTGCTTACTTTGATACACAAGGAGTTGAAAGAGGCACAACAGTTGGTAATGTAGAAAAAGATGAAACTGGAAAAGAGATTGTCAAACAAAAACCAAATGAAGATGTTAGAGTATCGAATGTAAAATTCTATGATTGGAATCCTGCCAATGCAGATACGGCATGGATTTTTCAAAAGATGAATTTTGTTATTGATTCTATTAACAATCAATACTATGGTTTTGAACTGAATGGTTATGATACATTCCAATATACAGAATATGAAGCACATGAAACAGGTCGATATGATTATCACATGGACACAATCATGGGTAAAAATGTTCCTGCTGATATGAATGAGATAAGAAAATTATCTATTACAATGTGTGTGAATGAACCTGGTGAAGAATATGAAGGTGGAGAATTTCAAATTAATAATGGACAAGAAAAAGATGCCGAAACTATCCCAACTAAAAAAGGAAGAATGATTATTTTTCCATCGTTTATGATTCACCGAGTTGCGCCAGTAACTAAGGGTAAAAGAAAATCAGTTGTTGTGTGGGTAACAGGACCAAAATTTAAATAATGATTATATTTCGTTATGTTAGGTGGAAGAATCTTCTTTCCACTGGTAATTATTTTACAGAAGTCAAATTAGATAACAATCAAAATACTCTGATTGTTGGAAACAATGGTTCAGGAAAAAGCACAATGCTTGATGCGTTGTGTTTTGGTCTGTTTGGTAAAGCATTTCGCAACATCAACAAACCTAGTTTACTGAATTCAATCAACAACAAAGATTGTATTATTGAAATTGAGTTTGATACAAACAACAAATCATATAAAGTTATTAGAGGCATTAAACCAAATGTCTTTGAAATCTATCAGAACGGTGAGTTGTTGAATCAAGATGCCGCTGCAAGAGACTATCAAGAAATTTTAGAGAAGACTATTCTCAAATTAAATTACAAGTCATTTACACAAATTGTAATTCTTGGTTCCGCATCGTTCACTCCATTCATGCAGTTGTCATCATCCGACCGCAGAGCAATCATTGAAGACTTGTTAGACATTCAAATCTTCTCCACAATGAATGGTATTCTTAGAGAGAAATTATCTGGTAATAAAGATTCAACTACATCTAAAAAATATGACATTGACTTGTCTCAGCAGAAGTTTGAGTTACAAGAAAAGTATATCAAAGAGTTGAAACAAAACAATGATGTTAAGGTGAAAGAATATGATGAAGAGATACAAAGTAATCAGAGTGTTATACAGACCTTACATGACGAGACTGCAAACCTCATCACAGAAGTTGCTACACATCAAACCTCTGTGGAAGAGAAAACTTCAGTTGAGAATAAACTCAAGACTATTACAAAACTTGAATCGCAAATTGAAAGCACAGTATCCAAATATAGAAAGGATATCAGTTTCTTTCAACATAATGACGATTGTCCAACCTGCAGGCAAACCATTGCCATCGGGTTTAAAGAGACGGAGATTGCCAACCTTTCGACCAAGGCGGCCGAGTGTGAACACGGACTCTCAGAGTTAGAGAAGAAGTTATTGACAGAGCAAAACAAGCTCAATACAATTACAGAAGTGCAAAAGAAAATTCAAGCACTACAAATTAAAATTGCAACGAACAATACTTCTATAACTGAAACAAACAAATACATCGCCAAGTTACAGAAACAGATTGAAGAACTTAAGCAACTGAAAGTAGTGTCAGAGAAAGAACAACAAGACTTAAAAGAATTAAAGGATTCTTTGTTTCAATTGCAAGAAGAGTTGAAAGTGCTAATACAAGATAAAACATATTATGAAGTCGCTTCTGGTTTGTTAAAAGATACGGGCATTAAGACCAAGATTATTAAACAGTATTTACCAATCATAAACAAGTTGGTCAATAAGTATTTAGCCTCCTTGGATTTCTTTGTTAATTTTAACCTTGACGAATCATTCAAAGAGACTATTAAATCTAGGCACAGAGATGAGTTTACTTATAACAATTTCTCCGAAGGTGAAAAACAACGAATTGATATGGCATTGATGTTGACTTGGCGTGCCGTTGCTAAGTTGAAGAATTCTTCTAATACCAATTTGTTGATACTTGATGAAGTGTTTGATTCAAGCCTAGATACAGGTGGCACAGAAGAGTTGATGAAAATCCTACATATGCTAGATGGTGTTAATTTGTTTGTTATCTCACATAAAGGTGATATTCTACAAGACAAGTTTAGTAATGTAATCAAATTTGCTAAAGAAAAGAATTTTTCAAGGATATTAAAATGAGAGAACTGAGTAAATATTTTGGTGACAATACAGAGGCAAAAGTATTTAAGGATGCAGACGGATACTTTGCCACAGTAAAGAGCTCTTCTGGTGTATACTATACAGCCAGATTTGATAGTGAAGAAGATGCAGAATTTTATGCAGAGGATTGGGTGAATAAAGATGAGTGAATTTTTAACAATTGATACCACATCGGGTATTGTAACTGAAGAACTAATAGAACCATTAAAAGTGTTTGATGAGAATCATCCAATGTTGAGTGTTCCTATTCCTGAGTACAAAGAGGCAATACCAAATCCGTCAATGAAAAATCTTGTTGCGAGATTGAAGATGACAATGAAGTTATATAATGGTATTGGTCTATCCGCAAATCAATGCGGTATCTTTCAAAGAGTTTTCGTTATTGGTACAGAACACTTTCAAATCGCTTGTATCAATCCAAAAGTAGTTGCTAAATCAGAAGAACTATCCAGAGAGAATGAAGGTTGTTTATCCTTTCCTGGAATGTTTATGAAGGTTGAAAGACCAACTTGGGTTGATGCTGAATTTTATGATGAGACAGGTGCATTTAAACAAATCAGATTAGAAGGTCTAACTGCAAAATGTTACCTGCATGAATTAGACCACATGAACGGTGTTAAGTTTATTGAACATGCTGGTCCTTTGGCAATACAAATGGCAAGACAGAGACAAGGCAAGTTGATAAAACAAATTGTTCGAATTCAGAAAAATGCCAAAAAGATGGGTGATAAGAAATGAACATTGCCACTATTGATGACTTATCTGTGATAGAATCTATATTCGCACCGTATAGAAAGGCTTACTTTCCTCATATACGGCAAGATTACCTCAAACGAAAGATTGAAACAAACAATATTATTTTACAAGATGGTGTTGTGATTGTGTTTGGTGTCTATAAGAGAAAACAAAAAATAGGCAAAGTAGAAGCACAAAAAGGTGATGCACATATTGGGCAGATTGTTACTATTGAACAAGGTTCAGGTAATGCAACAAAAGTATTGAATGAGTTTTTCTCAATGCATAAAGTTGTTTGGTTAACTGTCCGTGCAGAGAATCCTAGAGCAAGAGGGTTCTATGAAAAGAACGGCATGATTAATGTAAGTGATATAAGTTGGGCTGGTGGTAATATTCCAGGTGTTGTATATAAAATTGAAAATGGAAAATAATGAAATACTTTTACGAAAAGAATAGAGAATTACTAGAATCAGAACCAAACAAAAAGTTTGAAGAGATTCTTGCTATGAGCAAAGAAGAATTCCGTGAATGGGCTATTCAACTTCGTAAGACTATCGTATCTCTATGGGATGAAAAAGGTCAACCACCAAGAGTTGGCTATGACGAACAAGAAATCATTGACCAGTTTAATGAGATGACTTCTTTTCCTGTACATAAGTTTCTTGTTAAAGATGAACTCACAGGCGATGCAGATGTTATTCGCAATACAAGTGTAGTCGGTAATGCAGTCAATCAATGGTTTCCAACCATGATGAAAACTCGCATCAACTATACTGCCGATGTGAATAGTGGCAAATCAATTTATGATTACTTTGCTAAAGATGAGTTGTTAGATACATTCATCACATATGCATCACGGCATTTCAAAAGAGATTCTTTCTATCACTATTCAACACCGATTAAATTAAATCAAGTGATTGCAATTGGTTCATTGAACTTCCGTGCCACTTCAACAAATGAATTCTTAACTTGGTTTGAAACTAAGGCAAGAGCATATGGCACACACGATTACTGGTTAGAACCTAATGCTGGTGATAAAGAGTATACTGGTTACAATGAAGATTTGAAAGACCAGACTTATCTGCGAATCACTAAAGATGAATTGATACAATTACATGCAAGTAATCCTGGATTGATTCCCGCTAATTGTACAACGAATGTTGACCACAAAGATGCACAACTGTTCCGTATTCGAATCTATGAAAAAGGTCAGAAGTTATTTCCTGTTGGTCTAAAGGCATTCCGTATTTCATTCTGTCAGTATGCAGTTAACTTTCCACCTTTGACTGCAAAGTATCTGTATGAACGATATACAGAACATATCAAAACACAAGAACAAATTAATCTTTATGACCCATCATCAGGTTGGGGTGGTAGGTTGTTGGGTGCTCTATCTGTTGATGATGAACGAAACATTCATTACATCGGTACTGACCCAAATACAGACCATTCGACAACTCCTGGTCGTACAAAGTACCATGAGTTTGCCGACTTCTTTAATACAAAGACATATCGTGCAACTGGTTTGTTTCCAAAGACACACACATACGAAATCTTTCAACATGGTTCAGAAGAGATTCATAACGACCCCAAGTTTCAGAAGTACAAGGGTAAGTTAGATATGATTTTCACATCTCCGCCATACTTTGCAAAAGAAGCTTACTCTGAAGACCCTGAGCAATCATACAAGAAGTTCTCACAGTATGATGCATGGCGAGAAGGTTTTCTCCGCAAGACATTAGAGACTTGTGTAGAGTATTTGAACAATGACAGATATCTACTATGGAACATTGCTGATGCTGTGTTTGGTGGTGAGATGTTGCCATTAGAACAAGATTCGATTGACATACTTACCTCTAAAGGAATGATATATAAGGGTAAGATAAAGATGGCACTTGCACAGATGCCTGGAGGGAATCGAATTGA